TCAATGTTTCCACCTGATACAGTAAACTCTCCCAAATGATATGTGCCAAAGTTTACTTTCAGAACTGCACCATCTTCAAAGTCAGCAGACACATCAAAGACACCAGCAGTTCCTGTATAAGTGGATGCAACATCTAAATTAAACGTGTTGTCAAACTCACATAGCATAATGCGCTCAGTGCCATCGCCAGTGTCATAACGCACATTTGCAAAGACACGATCATCTATTGTTGTTGTAGAGTGAAAGCCACCACTAGTAATAAACTCTACCCACCCTGCACGTTGCTCTGCTCTATTTGCATTAAATACAGCAAGTGTTCCATCATTGTTTAAAACAAACACATAGTTTTCTGATCGAGATAACGCACCATATAAAGTGTTCATCTCAATAGGTGTTTTGATTAAATGCGACGAAAGCGTAGAAATTGGGTTAGCAATGTAAGCATTCTCGCCATCACTGTACACATAATCTCTAGCAATCTGACCGCCCTTTTGCACAAAGATAGTAGAGCCATCTAAGATTTGAGGACGTTGAAATCCACAGCCAAATGGAGTCTGCCTTCTAATCTGCGCATTTGTTGGAGTAATTGGTTGGTTCTGAAACGAAGGAACATAAAACTCAGCAGATGCAGCAAACACTTGAAGATCACGGTTTGATACTAAGTGACGGATTTGTTGAACTTCACCGATTGTAGCAGTCAAGTGAATTGAGTCATTGTCTGCCGCAGTACCTACATCAAAGTTGTAATAAGCACCTGATTTACTAAACCAAATGCTATCAGGTTGCGCCAAACTTCCTGCAAACACTAATCTGTTTTCATGGAAAGTAACGGCAGCGGGATATCCACGAAGCGAAGAATAAGATTGCTCATCCCAACTAGTTGTTGGAGCGTGAGTAGTAAATGATGGCGTACCGCCTCCTACCTCTGAATCATTTGCGCTAGAGCCAGCGGTAATAGTAAATACATCATCGCTAATAACAGAACCTACTGTTCTTGATCCATTAATCTGATTAGCAGAAATACCTGCAATAGTGTTTGCATCACTAATGGTTATTGAGTCACCAACAGATAAGCCATGACTAACTTCTGTAATTTCTAAAGTACTTGAGCCATTATTTGCTTTTACAGAATTAGGCTCCAAGGTAATCTTTAGAGTATCTACAATATCGCCTACAGCTTCTGTCGCGCTTCTAACATCGGTAATTTCTATTTCATTCTTATTATAACGAACAACTGTACCAATGTGATCAGATGCATTTACCTTATTAACAGTACCAGTCTTTGTGTTATCGCCAGTTCCAGTAGCTTTAAATACTTGACCAACCGTATTTGCATTTGCGCCAACGGTTGTAAAATCAGATGTCCCAACAGCAGTAATGTAATAATAGCTATTAACTACAAGAGAACCATCAGCAACATCTTCTTCTAAGATATCACCAGTGTCCCAGTAATCTTCGCTTGTTGTTAGTACAGCATCATCTCCACTAGTCTTATCTACATCTAAAGTGGTTCCAGCTACTTGGAATGGATAATAAGGCTGATAAATAGCTTTGTTATCTGACTTCTGTGTAAATAAAAACGATTCCACTTGGAATGTTGTTAACCCAGTTCTTACTATTTGCTGCGCAATAAAGGTAGGGTGACAGATAAATACAACATCACCAGCTTGCGCAAAAGTATATTCGTGCATGTAGTCATCATCAAACAATAACGTAGCACCATCTACGTCAGTAGTAATTGTTTGAATTAAAGATACAGTGCCAGTAACCGCAGCTATCTGAAATACCCTAAGTTTTTGGTTTTCAATAGACAGGATATACTGTTCATCGTCTGAAAAAATAAACGGAATCAAACGACTCTGTTGAGTTTTGTCATCGTCTAAAGTTATGTCGCTAAACTTATAAATACTTCTAAGACCAGCGCGTTTTAACAAGCCACCTTCTGATCTAATCATAAAGTTTTTAACACGCTGCGCAGATTGATTGTACAAAGCAGCGTCAGTTCTAGATAGAACAGATGGGCTTACTTCTCCAAATGCAAAGTTTGATAGCGGTACTCTAATCTTTTGCATTATGTGCGCCTGTTAACAATAAACCGATTCGTTGTAAGCTTGCGTGTTGTTTGCTGTTGTGCGTCTAAGTTACGAGCTTTAATCATAGCTGCGTTTGCTTGCTGTGCCATAATCTGAGCCAAGCTTTGATCCCTAGCCAAAGAGACAGCAAAGACAGATGCCAACTCATATTCTACAGCAACAGTAAAGTATGAAGGCCAGTCTATTTCTTCAGCACGATAAGTGTAATCCAAAACAAGAGTAGAGGTAGAAGCTTCATCACAATAAAGCTTGTCACCGTATGTTTGGTATTCAATGGAAAAATCGTTAACTGTAACAACGTGAGTCATTAACCAACCAGTAGGCAACTGATATGCCGCATCGTAGCGACCTGTAGGTGTCTCGCTTAAACGATTAAGAACAGCTTGATTGGTAGCAAAACGCCAACGTGTATTAACCAAGGCAGAGCGAGCAATGTCCTCATACATATTAACAGCAACCAATGATTCATTGTTGCCATCATCAAATGATGTAATTGGATCAGCTCCGATAAGAATTAGAGCGCGGCTACAAACATCGATTGCTGTATTTGCTGCTGTACTTGAAACTGCCATACCTAATCCTCAATGTGAGAAAGGGGGCCGAAGCCCCCAATCGTTAGTCAGTGTCAGTCGCTGTGACTGTTAGTCCATCGGTTACGTCGATAGCAGACGCAGATACGTCTTTAGCGTAAACGATTGACATAACTGGTGTGCCACCTGTTGATGTTGCAACAATGATAGGATCGAGAGAACGAATCATGCCGATTGCATCATTAAAGTAGCCAGCAGTGTTTACTGTCGCAATTGTGTCAGCAGTTGTGTAGTGCCACAAATTGATACCAGAACCACCACCAATACGAGTTAGATTTGCTGCGTTATAAGCCATGATCTAATCTCCTTAGTTGTTGTCTAGCAGTTCGTATACGCCGTTGTCATCGATAACAACAGAACCCATAGACATCATTGATGTCGCTAGGTGCGATACTTTTTCTGCAATGTAGTTAACTTCAGTTTGAACATCAGAGTTCACACCGATACCAACCGCGCGCATGTGGTAAGCAAAGTTTTTGCCACCAGCAACAGCAGACGTTGAGAAAATCTTGAAGCCCAAGAACTCTTTCATTGTCATGCCGCCAGCAAACGGTAGGTTCTGTGGACCTACGAAGTCGCTTGAAGCAAACTCGTTGATGTTGAACAAGTCAGCAAAACCAGCAGGTGACATTGCGATATAACGCTGTCCATCCTCAGGGATGTCCGCTGTGCCGAATGTTTCAAACGCTGATAGCAAGTCTGCTTTGCTTACTGCAGAACCAGACGCACCCAACTGTGTTGAGTTTGCACCAGAGTCCATAGCAGTTGTGATAAGCTCGTCAGTCTTACGACCCAAGGCAGCAGCCGCAGATTCAGCAACAGCTTGACGCTCGTTGATGTTTGTTTTCAACTCGTCAAGTTTGTCGATGTATTCTGCTGCATAGAAATCATCCATGGTTGCTTCCACATTGGTGTGGTTCAATTCCATAGGTGTTACGTTACCGTTGCGAGATTTTGTTGATGCTGTTCCTGTTCCAATTTTCTGGAAGCGAACAACATTGCCTGACACATTCGCTGAGCGAATTGTGTTTCGCAGTTTCGAACCCATGCGCTGATAAGCAAGATGCACATCGGTTTCGAACTGCTTGATAAAGGCTTGGTCAATTGTATTAGCCATTACACAGTTCCTAAGTTGTTGTTTCGAGCATCGTGGTTATCCGCTCAGCCACATCAATGAAGGTATCCTGTCGGGCTTCTCAGTGCATTACGGGCCGTGATGTTTCATGTGAAACATAATTTAACGCAGGATTGCAACGCACAAATTCAACATATTGTGTTTTTTTGTACTCAGAAAAGCCAACAGGCTCAAAACCTAGCCATGCTGCCCAGTTCAACATAGCCTCATATTCTGCGTTAATTGTCATGGTTAAAACGGCGTGTGTCTTGTCAAAGTAGTTAACAAGCATTTTTGAGCCACGGGCTAGTAGCTTAAAGTTGTGGCCAATCTTAGTCGTAAAGAGTGCAAACATTTGGGGGGCTTCGTCTTCAAAGACAAGCCCCCCAACGAATACGATCTCATCATCTTTGTCACGGACAAGATATGCCTCACATGTTTCAGCTATCTCGTTAAGTGCCTCGACTACGTTTGTATGACCAAGCTTAAATAACTCACGGACATTCTCTGG